CGGCATCTGTATCAGCAGTGTCGGCTGGCGGCACTCCTACAGCGTCTGCAACCTATACAGCGTCCAGTGGCGCACTAGCTTTGGCCTTTGGTCTAGTCACTGGCAATACTGGCGCGACAGGCAATTCTGCTGGTATGCAGCTTACATTTAGCAATAGCACCTCAGATGCTGACCCCGGTGCTGGCAAGCTGGCGTTGAACAACGGCACGATTGCTTCTGTCACAGAGATGTACTTTGACGATGTAGACGACAACGGTGCAACTATATCTACATTTGTTCAGAGTTTCGATGATGCGGTCAATTCTACAGCCAGAGGCATTATTCATATTGAAAAGGAAGGCACGCCAGCCACCTTTGCGTTGTTCAAAGTGACAGGCGCGGTCACAAACGCATCAGGCTATACCAAGGTTCCAGTTGGGCATCTTGCAAGCAACGGTAGCTTCAGCAACTCTGATGGCATCCGCGTTGATTTTAGTTACAGCGGTTCAGACGGTAGTGCTGGTGGGGGCTTGTCTGATGTTGTAGGCGATACATCACCGCAATTGGGCGGTGATCTTGATATGAATGGCAAAGATATTGTCACCACATCTAATGCTGATATTGAGTTAAATCCAAATGGCACTGGCAAAACAGTTCTTAAAGGTAATACAAATCCCGGCACTGTAGTTTTCAATTGTGAAGCAAACACTCATGGTCAGACTGTCAAGGCTCAGCCTCATAGTGCTGGTGTTACAAATGTCCTTACGTTACCGCCGGGTGGTGACGGTGAACTCGTTAGCACTGTGGCAACGCAGACATTGACAAACAAAAGTATAGCAGCATCACAGCTTACAGGTGCGTTGCCAGCCATTGATGGGTCTAGTCTTACAGGCATTTCAGCGGGGGGTGCAACCGGCGGCGGTTCAGACCAAGTCTTTTATGAAAACGATCAGACTGTTACAGCAGACTACACAATAACCAATGGCAAAAACGCCATGTCTGCTGGGCCAATCACTATCAACTCAGGTGTGACTGTTACGGTCGGCTCTGGCGAAACATACACGGTGGTTTAGATGAGTACATTAAAAGCAAATACAATCCAAAGCACAAGCGGTGGTGCAGTTACGTTGACCAACCAAATAGCAGTAAAATCTTTTACTACATTTTCTGGTGATGGAACGACTGTACGAAGCAGTTTCAATTTGAGTTCAATGGCTGATCATAACACAGGAAGAACTAATCATAACTTTACTAACAACATGTCAGATACTCATTATACAGTTAGTTCGTCAGCGTCTTATGTAGACAACACAAATGATTATGAAACATATCTATCAATCTGGCGAGCTGGAAATGTATCTGCAACAAGAACAACCAGTCAAAATAATGTTGGGTTTTGGGAGACTGCTTATGCAGATCCTGGCAATGATGCTTGTTGTTCAGTTATAGGAGATCTAGCATAATGGCAGGTAAAATTGTAGCAGATACGCTGGAACACAGTACCGCTGGGTCAATCGCCACGAACTTTGTTGTGAATGGTAGTGCGAAGGTTTGGTTAGACCAAAACCACAGAACGTCTTTTGGAACAAATGATTCATTCAATGTCAGTGGAGTAGTAGATACATCAGGTGGTGTTTTAACCGTTTCCTTTACAAACAATATGTCTGCTGCAAACTACTCTGCACCTGTTAGCGGCATATCACAATATGGGGATACTAATGCTTCTGGCGCACATATGACTGTCGCAACTGATTCAGCAAACAGGGCATCAGGCGCATTAAAAACGATATGTAATGATTATAACAATGCCGCAAGATTAGACAGCGAAAGAGTTGATTTAACAGTATTTGGAGACTTGGCATGAGTGCAACCTTACAAGCCTCTGGCAATCAACTACTTCAACCAAACCTTTCAATTTTCCATGCGGTAGCAGTTGGGACTGCTGGAAATAATTTAGTATTAACTACAACTTCTTCCGAATTGACGGTTTTTACTCAGGTAAACATAAACAGAGGAAATGACTACAATGCTTCAACTTGTAGATACACCGCGCCAGTTACCGGTATATATGAATTTGAAATGTTTTTTATAAGTGGAAATGCAAATGATGTATTTCGATTTGATTTTGCAAAGAATGGGTCAGCCGTATCCTTTCAGCCACAGCTAAGACTCGATACGCTATCCGCAAATACTGACTTCGAAATTGGGTCTGCGGGGATGTTTGTCGAACTTGCCGCAAATGATTACATTTCGATTTTTGGTGCATCAGGTTCTGGTAACAATGCCTTTATTGATACAGCAGGCACCTACAGTTATTTTAGAGGAAGGTTTGTGGCGTAATGGATACACCAGAATTTCAAGGCACACACCTATATGAAAGACTCTGCTGGGCAAAAGAAAACCTTGAGCCGCATCAGTCTGAGTATCGGGTTGTATTTGAAGATGGCGTAGACGACTGTGCCAGAGTTCTTATACCCGACCCAAATTGGATGGCGTGTGCTTTGCAGGGCGGCATCTTGCCAGAGGTGTGGGTGTACTGGGAACTAGCAAAGGATGAAGCGCAGCCAGATTTTAAGAAGCATACCCGTGGTTATTTGTTGCATAATACAAAGCCTGTAGAGGCGATGACAGAAGAGCAAGTCTTGGAATATCTTATAATGAAAGACTGCCCACAACATGTGTGGCGCAATTGGAATGAAGGTAACAAACCTAAAATAGTTATCTGCCGCAAAGAGCAGCTACCAGCTACCCGTGAGTGGCGCAACTCTTGGAAGATATCAGACGATTTACAAACTGAAGAACAGGCCGCATAGGAGAATATTATGGCTGTAACGACGTACATTGTAGATAAAGACGGCAAGCAGATTGATGCTGCTAAAACAACGAGCATGCCCAGTGACCGTCATTTCCGTGGTGCCTGGGTGCTGTCTGGCAAGGTCATCAGTGAAGACATGACTGCAGCAAAGGTTATCTTCAAGGACAAAATTCGTGAAGTGCGTCAGCCACTGCTTGAGGCAGAGGATGTGGCGTACATGAAGGCGCTGGAAGCTGATGACGCATCTGCAAAAACCGCATCTGTGGCAAAGAAAAAAGCCTTGCGTGATGCGCCAGCAAATTCTGCGATTGATAAGGCAGACACAATAACAAAGCTGAAAGCGGCGTGGGACACAAGCGTTCTTGGCGCTAGTCCGTATGCCTAATAATCTAAGATGGAGCCAGTAACAGCGATAGCTGCCGTTACAGCGGCATCCAATGCAATAGCTTTTATCAAGGCCCGTATAAACGATGTTCAATCTGTTGCTGATATTTCACAACAAATCGGCACATTGTTTGACTGTCAAAAGAAACTTAATGAGGAGCGTAACAAACAAGCTGGTGTCGGTGACATTAAGTTTCAAAGCAGTATTGATTCAGTTCTTGAGGCCAAAAAATTACAGGAGCAAATGCAAGAAATCAAAACTATGATTAACTTGCGCTTTGGCCCAGACACATGGCAGGAGATTGTCAATCATCATAATCAGAAACTCAGGGAGCAAAAAGAAGCGGAGAGGGCGGCGCGTAGAGAGGCTGCACGAAGGGCCAAGGAGATTGAAGAAACGATTAAAACAACGCTACTCGTCACCGCTATTATCGCAGTCACGGTAGCTTTGTTTGTTTTTTTATTTGTTACTGTGGCGCAAAGTAGTGCAGAGGAGATTGTCTTGTGACACAAAAGAAACTGCAAAAAGATAGCGCATATCAGCATCTTGATACAAACAATGATGATACGTTGTGTGATGATGAAATTGCAATGGCCTTAGAGTTCAAACGCAGAGAACTAGAAGATGCTGATGCTAGGCGAGACAGCATGAGATACATGACATGGTTTGCTTTGTTTGGCACTTTGAACTACCCAGCCGCCATATTGATTACAGCTATGCTTGGTTATGACAATGCGGCAACAATGATTACTGATATTGCGCCAACATACTTTGTTGCCAACTCAGCATTGGTTGCAGCTTACTTTGGTGCAAATGCGTACGCAGACAGGAAATCTCAATGATGGAAAATATTATAATAGCAGCCATGCTGGCAGCAATGATACACGGTCACGTTACAGGTGATGAAAAACAAGAAGTTGTAAAAGATG